CCGTTGAACGTGTCCGGGGCGCCGACCGTAAGCGCCGACTGCCACAGGTACTGACCGTCGGAGCCCTTCAGCTTGCGCATCTGCGCCGCACGCGCATCGTTGACGACGTACTTCGCGTTGGCCCGGTACGCCGACGGCACCTCGTAGAACAGATCGATCAGCGCGTCCGACACCGTGTTGTCCTCCGCCGTGGCGCCGAACGTGGCCGTAGCCGAAGACGCGTCGGTCAGGATGCCGCGAGGCTGGCCCGTGCCGGTACCCGTGATGAAGTGGCGGCCCATGGCGTCACCGATCGCCGGGCCAGCGTCGCCGACCAGGAAGCCGACAAGGTCGAGAACCTGGTCCGTGGCGAACTCGTACGAGACGACAGAGGCGAAGCCGTACTTGAATCCGCCCATGCTGCGCTGAGTCGTCGACGGGTAGGACTCCGGAACCTCAGCCGTCTCGCTGACGATGGACGCCGAAGAGCGACCCGTGACGACCGTGAAGTCGAGCGGGTTCGCGTCAGACGTCGTGAACGTGGTGGCGCCGCCCCGCATGATCGCCGAACGCTCGACAGCCTGTGCGAGAAGCTGACCGTACAGCGTCCGACTCAGGACGTTGGGGTTACCGGCCTTCGTGCCGTTCCGCTTCTCCGGGGCGAACTCGAACGAACGAGCCTCGCCAAGGTTGCCCGCCCGAAGGGTCGCGTCGTCGTCGTGGTCGGCCGAACGCTGGGCGCCGGAGCCGGAACCCTGAAGGCCCGACAGAAGGGACGTGACAGCGTCGGTAGCCTTGATGGCTTCAATGCCGCGCTTGATCCGGCCGTCGAAGTCGGCGACAGCGGTAAGGAGACGATCCTCCTTCTCCCGCGCCTCAGCCGTCATCTCCTTACCGGCGAACTCGTCCGTGAGGAAACGAAGCTCCGCGGTAGCCTTCTCGCGCGCTTCGAAGTTCGCGCTCAGCGTGGTCGCATCCATGTGCGGCCCCCTTACTTGAAAAGCGCGCGGATAAGCTCTCGCGCGTCGGGGTGAGAAGTCGGGGCGGAGTCGCTCGCCGACTGGGAATCGCGCTCTTCGGGCTCAGCCGCCGGGGGCGCAAACTCCCCAATGTGCAGCGCTTCTTCAATGGAGCGAAGCGAAGCCTGAGTAGTGAGGTACGCCGGGTTCGTGACCGGTCCCAGCTCCCGCACATCCATGGCCGTAATCTCGCGGACAGGAAGGCCCGTCTCCGGGTCGTCGTCATCCGCACGCCGCTGTCCGCCGTCAAGCACGCGGAAGGTGAACGAGCTACCGCGAAGGTCGCCGCGCTTCAGAAGCTCCGCGACATCCCGGCCGACCGTCGTGTTAGGAAGGTCGATCTCGTACCAACCGCCCTCGCGGTCCTCACCGACTCGCAGCGTGCCGGACGACGTGCGCCCCAGCAGTGCCGACGAGTCGTGATTGAACGTGGCGTACACGTCGTTCTGTCGCAGCGACGGAGCACCCGCCCCAGGAACAATGCGTTCCCGGAAGCCGCCGAGATCCTGACTCAGTTCGTTGAACCGGTAGGCGTACCCGCGCATAGAAATGCGCCCGTCATCAGACGCGCGCTCTTCAAGTGCTCCGACGGCTACGCGCAGTTCACGCGTTTCCGTCATCTTCAGTTGGCCCTTCGTCATCCGGCTCTTCGTCCGGCTTCTCTTCCGGCTCTTCCGCCGGGTTGGGTGGCTCAATGGCTGGGGGAGTGGACGGGGCTTCTTCCTTCGGCTCTTCGCCGACTTCGCCCAGGTTCAGCGGCACGCGGTAGGACTCGCCTAGGCCGTCGGGCAGGGGCGGCATGTCCTCAGCGGCGCGCACTTCGTCAATGCTGTAAATGCCGTTCTGAAGGCCCAGGCTCCAAAGCTCCATACGTTCCTTCGGGGCGCCGCGCTTGATTTCGTCAAGGTTGAACTTGACGAACTTCATACGGTCGGCCGTCTCGGCGAACAGAAGCCGATTGAAGCCAGCCTCAATTCGTTCGAGCCACGGACGAAGACTGAACATGCTGAACGCAATGTTCTGTTCGGCGAGGCCGGAGCCCCATGACGTGGAATTCGTCGCGTCAGAAATCAAGTGCGGAGGCACGCCGAAAATTCGTGCAATCTCCGGAACCTGAAATTGCCGGGTCTGCAAGAACTGAGCTTCGTCCGGCGACATGGCGACCTTGGAGAACTTCGCCCCTTCGGTCAGCAGCGCCACGCGGTGCGCGTTGTCCACACCCGCATTCGCCACTCGCCACGCCTCACGAGCGCGGGCAAGCCCTTCGTCCGACATGGTGCCGGGCACTTCGACCACAGCGCCGGGCATCGCCCCGTTCGCGAAGAACTTGCTTCCATACTTCTGCGCAGCGAGCGCAAGCCCGATGGACTCACGCGCGTACGTGATCGGCGAGCACCCGACGAACTCACCCGGCAGCATCATTCCGGGGATGTGCAGGACGTCCCGCGGCGTGAACCAGCCAAGAAGAACTTCGTTGCCGTCGTCGTCCACGTCGAACGCTTCGAAGACCTTCCGGCGAAGACCATCCACCATGACCATGTGCACGTGAATCTTCGTCGGGTCGAGCACATCGAGACCGGCGATGTTCGGACCCTGCCACCGCACCGCAAGGAAGGCATTACCTTGCAGCAGCAGCGACAGCACGAGCTGAGACAGGATGTCGATCCGACCCATGCCGCCCGGCTCCGCGTTCGGGTAGTCCAGCCACTCAGGCGACGTGATCTCCCGACGAGCCCCGCCCCGCTTGCTGTACGTCGTCAGCGGCAGCGTGGCAATCGTCTCGCTGAGAAGGCGCACGGACGCAAAGACCGCCGATACCTGAAGCGCTTCGTGCGGCGTGACCCGCTCACCGGAAGCCGCCGTGATGCCCAGCGCGTAAAGCGTCGGGTCGTACGGCTCCCACGCGCGCTCGTCCAGTGCCGGGGACGTCCCCCGCCCGAAGAGTGCAGACCAAAAACCCACGGTGCCCCCTTCGGGAAATGGCTCAGCTCACTCACGTGAGTAGGCTGGAATCAGAAGTCGTTCAGAAGGTCTTCCGTGCCGGGCATACCGGCGTTGAAGACTTGACCGTCGGCGTCTTCCCACGTGGCGACAATCGCCGTGTTCGTGTGGATGCCGTTGTCCTCGCGCCACATCACGGCGCCCCAGACGGCGAGAATCATGGCGATGGCTAGGTCGATCTTCCGGCGCGAAGCCGCGTACTCCTTAGTGACTCGCGCGCCGTTCTTGTCTTCCTTCAGCACCGCATTGCCGACGTGCCGGGCAAGCGCCGGGTTGCCATCGTGGGACAGCCGCCCATCCCGCGCAGCGTCGTACACAGCCTGAGTGGCAGGCACCATGCGCTTGAGTGAGTTGGTCGGGAACGCTTCAACCGGGAAGCCGTCAGCCTCAAGATTGTCGAGCGTTTCTTCCCACCGGTACGGGTCTGCCACGAGATTGCGTACCCGGAACGTGTCCAGCGCTTCATGCAGCGCGTCACGGACGTCAGCCATGGGTACGCGCCAATGCACGTCATCGGCCGGAGCTTCCCAGTGGCCGACCACGAACACGCGAAGGTCTCGAATCCTGCAAGCCACGAGCGCCGTACTGTCGCCCTTCCATGAGCCGTCGAAGCCCAACACGACTTCGTCACCCGGGGACAGCGGGTCGCCGTCCTCAGCGAGCGAATCCCACAACCCGTGCGGCAGCCACGTCGACGCGCCCCGCACGAACTGGCTCAGCCGGTAAATGCGGAAGCTCGCCTCAGTGCTCCGCTGGGCAGCAGCGCGGAAGTCGTCCGGGTTCAGAATCTCGTACGACGGGTTACAGCGCGCCCACACTTCCGGGTCAAGGTGGTCGACCGTCTCACCCAGCTTCGGCCCCCAGGACCGATAGAACAGCGTGGGGTCGTCGGCTTCCCCGGAGTTGACCCGCTCGCCCTGTTCGCACAGCGCGGCAAAGGGACCGTCCGGATCAGGACCGGCCGTCGAGATGATCAGGAACATGGGTTGGTTACGCGCCGCCGAACCCAGCGTTAGCGCGTCGAACAAGTCGCTGTTCTTGCTGAACGCGTACTCGTCGAGCGACACAGCCGCCGGGTTCAAACCCTGTTGCCGACCGGCATCCGCGGACACAACCCGATAGGTGTTGTCCTTGTACCGGATCACGTCGCGCTGCACAGTGCACACGGCCGACAGCTTCGGGCTCGCGTTAACCATTTGCTTCGCCGAGTCGAAGACCATCCGGGCCTGGTTCCTGTCATTCGCAGCGGCGATGATCTGGCGCTGTGAATCTCCCCGGTCGGCAATCAAGTGATAGAGCATGATCGCCGCGGCAAGCGTCGACTTCCCGTTCTTGCGCGCCACACAGACACACACTGTGCGGTGCTTCCGGCGCCACCGGCCGAACGTGTCCTGCGTCAGCTCGTACGCGTCTACGAGAAGCGCGCGCTGCCACGGAAGAAGGCGGAACGGCTGACCGGCAAACGAGCCAGTGAGGTAGCAGAACTCTTCGATCCACTTCGCCACACGGTAACCCTCGGAAGGGAACGGCGCGTCAGCGGGAATGTGCCGGGCAATCACGGGGTCGATGCCTTCGGCGGGCAGACGCTTCGCCACAGGCACCCCCGAGAATTCTACAGAAGTGACTACTCACGTGAGTAGTCACTGTGCTATGATTCCTTACGTAAGGACGCAGCGGAGACAAGGGAGTAAGACAATGGCCGGTCGCAAGAACTACATCGTTGCCACGCCGGACGGCGAAGGGCACATCACGGTTCTGAAGGGTGGCAAGCGGCCTCAGTTCGCCACGTGGGCGCACAAGGACGGCGAGTGGCAGCACGTCGGGTACTCGTACAAGACCGACAAGCTCAGCGCCGAGAAGTCTGCGAAGTCGACGATCGGTTCGCTCGGATGGCGCTACAGCGTGACAAGGGTTCTGCCGACCTTCGTCTGAGCACAGCGGAAGTCAAAGCCCCCGGGGAAACCTGGGGGCTTCCTTCATGCTCAGAAGTCTTCCGGCCCAGCCGCAACCTTCCGCGCCTCAGCCGCCACGAGACCCAGCCTCAGACGAGCTTCCGGCGTGAAGCCGATCGTCGTCTCAATGGCCCGAAGCTCCTTCTCCGTGGACTCGACGAAGCGAAGCATGGGGTGCGCGACCGGCTGACCGTTGTACCCCTCGGACATGTAGCCGTCGGCTTCGATCAGCGCGAGGAGATCGGCGCGTCGGTCGTGAAGCTCGCAGTAACGCAGGATCACGTTCCGGTCGGTCTCGGGGGAGTAGGCGCCCATGCCCGCTGCCCACACGTTCCGCCACACGTCCTTGCCGGTCGCCTTCAGGTGCGTAGGCACACGGGGCGCTCGACCCTCGTAGACGACGGGGGCAGGCTCAGCGGAGGCAGCCGTGTTGGCGTTGCCGGTCCGCAGCTCTGGGGACTTCGCGCGGCTCATTAGCACCCCCTTAACGGGTCGTTAACTGACCCATTCTCGGCGGGGCGAAGGACCGCTTGCCCAGTAGTTCCAAGGGCCGTGCCCGCTGGGGGCCGGGGGTCGGGCGTCGCACCTAGCGCGCGTTTTCCGAGCTGGGGCCGGGATCGCCTGAGGGTATCGCCGCGGACTTCGGAGCCGCCCTCCCCTACCGTCCGTCAGAACGGGGGACGCTTACGGTCGAAGTCCTCGCGCGTCTTCGCCTTATGGCATGCCTTGCACAGCACCTGCACGTTCGACTCGATGTCCTCGCCACCCTTAGCAAGGGGAACGATGTGATCAATGTCCACACCACTCGCAAGGAACTGACCAGGGCATCGAGCACAGCGCACATACTCACCGCGCTTCATCGCAGCACGAACAGCGCGCCTCAGCTTTGCCGCAGCGTTGTTGCCACGCGCAATAGCAGCACGCCGCTTAGCGTGACTCTTGATGCTGCGCCGTGCCGTGTAGTCAGCGTGGTGCAACTGGCAACGCCCGGCATGGGTCGCCCAATCCCTACAGTCAAGGCACCGTGTACGCATGGGGTAAGCCTCCGGCGATACAATCAGCGCATGACTGAGAAGGTGTGCAGTAAGTGCGGCAAGAGTTCGCCCGACGTGAAGTTCCCCAGCAAGGGGCGCACGTGCAATAGCTGTATCGCAGCGAACTCGAATGCCAAACGGAAAGCCCGCGTAGAAGCGGGCGAATACGTTCGGCAAGAGTTCGCTATCAGCATCGGGCTCACGCATGCCGAGTATCTGGCTATCCAGGAACAGCCGTGCGGTATCTGCGGCAAGCAACCCACCGAAGCGGAGCCGAGCACTGCGTATCAGAACCGACGCACTAAGAACGTGGTCGGCGCCATCTGCCGCAAGTGCAGCACCGCGATGGGCATGTTCGACCACAACCTAGTGCGCGTGCTCCGTGCCGCTGAGTACCTGAGCGACTAGGCCAACCTACTCACGTGAGTAGGCTGGAGTGGGAGCCTCCCGACGGATTCGAACCGCCGACCCCCTGATTACGAAACAGGCGCTCTAACCAACTGAGCTAGGGAGGCATTCGGAGCTACTCGCAGCCGCTTTCGCCCGGTGACTAGCCGGGTTACTTGGGGCCGGTTTCACTCCGGGTGGAACATCGGCCAACCGGTCAAGGTCAGTGGTGATCCCACCCTGCGTGCCGCTCGATGGACTCGAACCACCGACTTCCCCAGTCACCAATGGGCCCATGGCGGGGGCGCTCTGCCAACTGAGCTAGAGCGGCATGGGCTTCGCCGGTTCATGGTCCCGTTTCCGGATCCGTCCGGCGAAGCCTGCCGGTGCTCAACCCTGGGAGAGATCAGGGGAGCTACCGGCCAACGAGGGGCGCACTCAGTCCGCCGTATGCGTTCCGCTACTAGATGCGCGGTGCGTTTCCCTCTACCTATATGAAGGGAGTCGGTGACCTGCTGACAGCGGGCTCAGCGCCGGGTGTGACGTTGCGACGATGGGACGTCGAATCTGGATTGCCTATAGAGATGTCTTATGTGAATCCAGAAAATAGGTAACAACGTCACAGCATCACGCATGGCTGGTCGGAGGCTTGCCGCTGTGCGCTGCCGTGACGAAGGAACATGTAGTTAGGCTAACTAAGTATCGCGAGACACGAAGATGGGCCGAACCCCGGGGGAGTCCGGCCCTTCTCGCTGCCTCAGGAAGGGGCCTGTGCGCCCGTCTCCCGGCCTTACTCGTCGCCGTCGTCGTCCTGGTCGTCGTCGTCCGTCTGAGGCCGCGCAAACTCGATCGTGGCGCGCTGCTCGATGGGCGTCGACTTGCCCTTGCCCGCTGTGGACTTGCGAACCGTGATCTTGTCGACGAAGAGCGCCACGAACTCCCGCCGGTCGCTGACGTCTGCCTTGCCCCACCACGAGTCCGGCCCAGTCGGGTCGGCGTCCGGGTCTTCGGGGAACCACGAGTCGATCGGCAGGATCGGCGCGTCTCCCGCTGCCAGCTCGGCGAGCCTCTCTTCCGCGCCCTGAAGCCGGAGCTGCAACGTGGCTTCCTGCTTACGGAAGTGCTTCCGGCCGACGGGCCCGCTGTAGCTGCCCTCTGCGCGGTCCTCAAACAGCTCTTCCAGGGCGCTCAGCGCGTCGGCGCGCTCAGCAACCAGGGAGGCGCGCTCTCCGGCCTTCTCCGGCGATTCTGTGAGCTTGCCGAATCGGCGCGCTGCCTCCCACAGCATGGCGAGGGTCTCTTCGTCGCCCTCGGCGTGGCGGATCCGGTTGAAGATTCGCTCAGCTACGAACTTGTCCAGCGCCGCCTGAGAGACGTTGCATTCGCCGCTGTGCCATCCCGGGGTGTCGACCGGCAGTACCTTCTTCCGGCGGCAGCGATAGGAGTCCTTGACCGGGTTCTCGTCCTTCTTCGACGTCATGACGGCGCCGCACTCGCAGTACAGCCGATCCATGGCGCTGAGTACTGCCTGCCCGCGGGAAAGCCCCTTGCCGCGCCCACGGCCGTCGAGCCACGCTTGCAGCTCGTGCCATTCGGCGGGCGGGATGATCGGGCCACAGTCGAGCATGACCGGCCGGAGCGTGATCGGGTCGCGCTGAATTCGGTAGCCCTCGATCGTGCTCGTCCGGGTGCCGTCGGCTTTCTTCTTGTAGATGACTTCCGCGGCGTATCCGGCGACGCGCGGGTCACGAAGGATCCGCTTTACGGTCGCCGGGTCCCACGTGCTGTCCGCGGTGCGCTTGCCCATTGTGGCGCCCCGGGTGGGCACGCCGTCGCGCTCCATTCGCTTGCACAGGCCCGTGATGCTTCCCGGGTGCTCTTTCCCCTCGCCCGGCTTGAAGGGGGTGTCTTTGTGCGCCTTGATCTCCGACCACCACCACCGAATAACGTCCGGCTCGTAGTCGAAGGGGCCGGTAAGGCGCGTGTCTTCGTGGGCGAGTTTCTGAATTACGATTGTGCTCGTTTTGCCGTTGCGCGTGATCTCGACCGGCGTGGGCACGAGCTTGAATCCGTAGGGCGCTTTCCCGCCGACATACCCGCCCAGTTCGCGCGCAAGATTCTTCGTGTCGACGATCTTCGCGCTTTTCGTGGCGCTCTCTTTGTGCGCTTGATCCAACCGCATGATGAGGTGGATGAGATCCATAACGTTTCCCTTGCGGAAAACGCCCTCCATCACAGACACGATTGTGACGCCCAGCGCGAGCAACTCCGAGACGATCGGAATTGCGTCCATGACGTCGAGCCGCGAGAAGCGCGACACGTCGTACACGATCAGGACGTTCAGGCGCCCTAGGCGGCACTCGTTCAGGATGCGTTCGAACTCCGGGCGCTCCGCCGTCCCGAACGCCGACGTGCCGGGGGCTTCGCTGAAGTGACCGAGGAACGTGAACGGGATTCCGTCGCGCGTTGCTTCTCGCCGAAGGTCATCCGCCTTCAGCTCGTTGGCGCTACGCTGAGTTGCCGGACTAGCGCCGCTGTAGTTCTCGCGCTCGCGCGACTGCCTGTCGTAGGCGCCTGCCAACAAGTCCACGCCGGTCACAACCCCTTGTGTCATGGGGCGACCCTACGCCCCCAACTGTGAGAACTCAAGGGCACGCCGTGGCACCCGCACCGCGGCTTCGAGACCGTCACTTACATCATCGACGGCATTTTCGACCACCAGGACTCCAACGGCGGTGGCGGCACCATCACCAACGGGGACACCCAGTGGATGACCGCCGGCTCGGGCCTGCTGCACATCGAGGCCCCACCCGAGCATCTCGTCGTGTCCGGCGGCC